ATCACCACCTGAGTGTTTTTCTTGTTCTCAGCCGTAGTGATGAATTCATCATCCATTGGCAGGCCGGAAAAGCCTTTTGGAATCATCATAAATTCTTTCATGGCAGTCCTTTAGGTAATTTCTCTGCCTGATGCTCTGATAGTTAATGAACTAGCAGCGCTTGCAATTGTTGAAATGAACCCGCCTGATTCTAAAGCCTGCCCTACTAATTCAGGCATCGTATAGGTCTCATCCGGTGCAATGCTGCGGGTATCAACGATCAAGTTTGATGTAGCAGCACTTCCGCCGCTGGTCACCAGGTTAACGCTGATCGTCACGTTGCCGGCCGTGGTGTTGGTGGCTGTGAACTTGTCAATCAGAGCCTTGCAGTTGGTGGCGGTGTACTGCGTAGTCTGCGCATTTTCGGCTTGCTTTGCTGGAATTAGCACCTTGATTGATACGGTCATTGGATACCTCCGATATTGTTTGACACTGTAAGAATGATGGACGGAATGCCTGGATGCGGTGCAGCCGCAGCAAAAGCAGTAATTTCAATGGAGAGATCATCAACAGAAAACATTAGTTCAACATAGTCATTTGCTTTGAGGTCAAAGAAATAATTTAACGATGAAAAAATCTCAGCGTTGTTACCCTGAACCCTAATTCGGCTGCAACTTTCTGGCACATCTACTCCGTTAAGACGAAACCAAAAGTCAAAGATTCCTGTGCCACCAGCCGTCTTATCAAGCTGAAATGATGTGTCAAAGTTATAGACGCCTTCTGTGTCTACGTAAACACGGGATGTAGGCGATCCAAGATAAACGCCATTACTAAGATCAGTCGTGTTATACGTGATTGCTGTGGCCGTGTTAATGACCGTGGCTGCCTGCGTTGTAGTGTCGTAGAACGAACCGTACCTGCTGCGCTTAAATTCGCGGGGTGCTGGTGTCATCTGCAACCCTTCAACCGCTGCTGTCAGTTGAGCCAGTAGAGCCATTGCCTGGTTGACTTTGTTCTCGGCTGACGCAATGCTGACAGACGTTTGCTGTGTCAGATCGGCAATTTGATCAAGCGCCAGGGTTGTCTTGCCATCAATGACTGCTGCGCTGACTGCTGCCTCTTGCGCCAGTGCGCTGATCTGCGCTAGTGCGTTGTTTGCATTCGCTGCCGCCGTGTCTGCTTGATATTCAAAGTCAGTGCCGACGATTACTTGTAAGGTGTCGACCGTAGAAAACAACAACTCAAACTGTCGGATCTGCTGCTGATCGGTCAAGAACGCAGTAAGCTGGTCTCGTGTCAGATTCAGTCTGCGTGATACGGGAGCTGTGGCCATCAGTACGCCAAGGGTTCTAGTTGCGCTTCCAGGCGCATGAATGAAATGTGTGAGTCACTGTCACCACGGAATCGCTGAATGCGCCAGTTGCGCATATGGCCTTGCTGAAACCATGCCAAACGTTTGTTGGCTCCAGTAGTGCCGACGCTGACGCTACGGTCTTGGCTCCATGATTTGCCATTTATGCTGTAGCTGGTGCTGATCTGCGGATTTGTGCCAAGCGCCACGCTGCCGGTAAGTGCCACCAGTTCCAGGCGGTTGAAGATAGCGCCATTGCCTTCGTTGTAGACAATCTCAGTGCCAAATTCCCATCTAACTTGCTGGCCGTAGTGATGGCCGGTGTCTTGCACCATATAGCCCACATTGGTTGACTGTGGATCGCCAATCAGCCATTTGTTGTAGGCCCAAACAAAGTTCTGAGCGCGGTACTGTGAGAACCCGACCGTTGTGCTTGTCAAGATGAACCAGACTTGCGCACCAAGTTCTTGCGTTGCAGTGGCGTCGAACACCAGCGTTTTATCAGGCAAGTGAACGTACAGATGCTGATGATTCTTGTCGTTGCGTGACTCCAGCTTGACCAGCGCCAGCTGCGCCTCGGTGTAGTTCAACAAGATGTTGTCAATCTCTTGCGTGCTGATCTTTGTCGTGTTTGCTGATACACCCAAGAATATGCCTGGTGCCTCATTTCGGCTGCTTCCCAGAAAAGCCATGCTGTCGACAAACACACAACAGCCCTGCGTGCCAATTGCTCCACGGGGAATTTGTGCGCCATCGATGCGTTGGAACGGAAACAGATCACCGCCTACGTTGTCAAACACCTCAATTGTGTGGCGATTAAGTGCGTATACCTCGTTCCGCAACTTGAGCAATGCCACAACTGGATCAGGGTCAACCTCAGAACTGCCGTATTTCAGCGGGTTAACCACAAATGGGTCGTTTAACTCAGTAACGATTAGAAATTCGCCATCAGTGGTCATGAAATAACCGTCAACCCAGCATACGTCAACAACCACGCCCAAGTCTGGATCCGTTACCTGTGCCAAGACTGATGTTGACGGGTTCCAATAGAACAGGTTGCCGTTTGATGCAATGGCGAGCAGATCAAAGCTGTAATCGAAGATGACTTGATTGGTTCCACCAACGTCACCCAAAACAGTCACTGTGCCATCACTGGCTACCGTCACCAGCTTGGTTCCCATTACCCGGTAGCAGACTCCATTCCACTCAATGCCGCCACGGTCAATGCCTGGGCCTGTGCCATTGGCTACCAGACCGTCACCAGGACGCAAGAATCCATTGCTGATCCCACTCTTTTTCGGAACCGGAACCATGTTCACCGGGTAAGTGGTGCGCAGTTCTGGAGTGTTATCAGCGTAGATTCCGCTAAGAATGGGGATTTGCATGGCTTACCACTTAACCTTGTTGGCCATATCAAGCGATTCTGTACCAGGAATTTGTAGCTTGCACAAAGCGCATACGGAAAAAGTCTTCCGCAGCAAGCGTTGTTGGATAACCATAAGCAGCCGCAGCGCCATTGAGTGCCAGTGTAAATGTCGTGATCTGCTGTGTTGTGGTGATCAAAATCTCAGTGCCGTCTGGTGTTCCAGTGTTCAATGGCAAAGTGACTGTGCCGGTAGCTAACGTGCTGGCCGGCTGTATCAGAATCCACTGCTGCTCACTTACTGGCGTTGGCGCTGCGATGTTAAAGCCTGTGCCTGGCGTATACAGATTTGTGGAGACGGTCGGTGCAGCAAATGTGCTTTGGAAGTACGTCAGCAGCTGGGTGATCGAAACCTTGCGTGCGTCTCCATTGTTTGGCACATAGATCGGCAGCAGGTCACCGCCTGAAACTTGGCTTAAGCCTGCGAGTTGGTTAATTGTTGGCATGATCCGTCCTTAGTTGTATTCAATCACGCCGTCTTGACCTGCAATGACAGGATCCACAGGACGCCGCAAGAATGGGGTATCGTAATTGCGCCACGGTTTGTTGCCTGCGCCTGATGGCATTGTGCCTGGCAGCTGCTGCTCAATTGGCATGGCTGCGCGAGACAGGAGCGTGTTGTACGACTCTTTGGCCGTCATCTTGGTGTCAGGCATTACCTGCTTGCCGTAGCTTGGAGCCAGCTTGATTGCCAGATTGGTGTAAATGGCTTCGTTGGAACTGTCTGGGACATTGGTCTGCTCGTCCAGATCGCTATCTTGTGGATTGGATGGTAACGGATAGCCCAAGCGAATGCCGAGCGCGTTCCAGGCTGCAATCATGGTATCCAGCCGGCGCAATGCTGATTGCATCTGATCTGGCGTCAAATCAAAGGCGTAGCTGGCTAGGCCAATCTCGTCAAAGGCTTGGGTGACAAATTCGCGCTTAGTCCAGCCCATATTATTCCTTTAGCTTTTCATCAATCAGGTTGGCGAGTTTCTTGTCCCTGGTGCGCCCATCAAACTTGATGCCAAGTTCAGTAGCCTTGCTCTCCAACTCTGCGCGAGTAGGTGGTGCATCATCATTGATCGGATCGGATTGGATTGGCTCAGATTGGATCTGTTTGGCCAACTTGCGCCAGTCAAGCGGTTTGCCAGGTTTCTTCTTTTTCTTGACCTTGATCGCCCACTTTGGCTTTGGCTTCTTAGGCGTTGTAGCCTTGTCACCAGCGGCAAGAATGGCAGCAGCAGATGATTCAAACCAGCCAGCAGCCAAACGCTCATCCCATTCTGACTGCGAGTTGACGGAAATGTATTTGTACGTGCCACCACCTGACCGGCGATGCGTTCCAGGGCTTTGATACGCAAGAACAGGGAAGATCATTATTTCTTGGCCTTTGCAGGGGCTTTGCCGGGCTTTCCAGCCATTTCAGCAGCTTTCCTAGCCGTGGATAGCGCCACAGCAATTGCTTGCTTCTGGGGCATTCCTGCTTTGATCTCTTTGGCAATGTTTTTGCCAATGGATTTCTTTGAGTAACCTTTGGTCAATGGCATAAAACACTCCTAGTAGAAAGGGGGGCCGTAGCCCCCCGATCCTATTGCCGATTAAGGCTGGTTGAACAACAAGATACCAGACATTTCAGGCTGCTTGTTGACCACGCCAAACAGCGTGTCCAGACGATACTTGATCGTCATGCTGTCGATGTCATAGAACTTCTGCATGACCAACTCGACGCCCTGGTCGGTGCTGGCGCGCATCACTGCGGTACCGGCATCGGATGGGACAGCGTAGCGGCCTGGCAGGATTTCCAGAGCATCTTTCTGCCAGAACACGTTGATCGCAGATGCGGCAGTGTTGAGCCAGTTGATGGCTGCGGTTGCCGACTCGGTGACCACTTCGACGTTCTTGTATTGCAGTTCCGCATCGGTCGGAGCATTCGTTGCGCCAATGATGGGGGGGCTGATCACAAGGGTCACACCGCCGGCCGGCACGCTGATCACACGGAAGGTTTTCAGTTCGCCAGTCGACTCTTTGGTGATGTGATGCACGGCTTCCACGCCATCAATGGTGAAGCAATCGCCAGCCACCACGCCAACAGAGTTGGACACGGTAACGGTCTGGTAACGGTTGTCGACGTTGATCTGACCGCCCACGGATGTGGAAGTGGCCTGAGGAACGTAATCAGCCTGTGCGCCGTTGGTTGCAATGGTGGTCACGCCGCCAGCTGCTGCCGCGATGCGGTTTGCGTAGTCAAACTTGTAGGTGTTGAAGCCTGCAACCATGCCCACATACGACCGCTCGTAAGCCTTGTCAGACTTGGGGTTACCAAACGAACGCGATGCTTGCGACAGATTGCCGGCCAAACCGTTGTAATCGCGGCTGGACAGACCCAGGAAGCGATCATAGTCAGGCACGCCCTGCTCGTTCATGATCGTGTCGCACAGGCTAACGTCGTCGTAGTCACCAGAGGCGGTTGCGATTGGCACCACCAGCGTACCTTGTGCGGCAGCGGTGTTCATGATGGCCACGTTAATGTCTGATGCCAGCTTTTGCTTGGCAGACTGACCCAAACGGCCTTCTTGCAGTGCATCACGCAGATCCAGAGTGGTCATCTGCCACGGCACGGTCTGGGAGAAACCCAAGGTGCTGGGAACAGACAGCTGCGTCATGTTCTGATAGCTGCCGGCGATGGTCGTGCCAGGGGTAGTGGGGATCGACTGGGCGATGTAAGGCATCGGACGCCAGATCGTGTTGTTCGCACGTTCCATCATGGTTGAATCGGTGTTGTAGACCGAAACGTGACGGGAGAGAACCAGAAGGTCTTGGAAACCTTCAAGAATGTCTTCGAAGGCTACGCGCTCTTCCTTGCTGAATGAATTTGGCATTTGTAAAGCTCCATTGGTTGAATAAAAAACACGGCATTACTGCCACTTTCTCTACTCACCAATGGGCTGGCGGGGGCCATTCAACTGCTATTTTTATGGGTTAGCGATACCCGTTTTGCGCATTATGCCTTTTTTTGGCGTTTGTATTGTATAACTTTGGTCATGTTGCCTGTTCTGGCGGCTTCTTCGCGTAGTCGTTCAAGCGTTGAATCAACTGCGCCAGATACCCGGCCAGTGCCTGTAACCACGCGCTCGGGCGGTGGTGCTGACTTGCGATTTGTTACTTTCAATTCTTTCTCCAGTTTGGCCACGGCAAAAGCAAACTTCACCGGGTCTTTGATTTCAGACAGTTCTTTGGCCTTTTTCGGACTTTTGCCGAGCGCATACACCACCAGGGCTGGGTTATCAGCACCTTGCAGCATCACGCCTTGCTGGGTCACGCTAAACAGTTCCTGCGCTACTGCCTCGGCATCCTCAAAGTCTTTCACGCGCAATTCAGCACGCGCTTTTGCGTAGTTGTCCAGCTTTGACTGCCAGGCGCGATTCTGGTTTGTCAGTTCAGCGTCATGGCGTGCTTGATGTTCTTCCACCTGGCGCTTGCGGTCGTACCAGCTTTCCAGCGACTGTTCGAACTTCTCAGCGTCATAGTCGTGATCTTCGAGTGTTGGTTTTTTGCCAAGCGTGACCGCCTGCTGTACTGGCGCTGTTTGCTGTAGCCGGCCTTGTAGTTCTTGGTTCTGCCGCTTCAGTTCTCGATTGGTCTTGCGTAGTTCACGCACCCATTCAGGCGCATGGGCTGGTTCTTCTTGCTGCTGCTGTTCTTCTTCGCCAATGCTGACCACAACCTCATCGGGTTCCTCTGCTTCAACGGCCTCTACTGGCACGTCTACTTCTTGCTCGTCTTCAATCACAACTTCGTTTTCCATTGCTCTTCCTTCAAACTCACCCAAAGTCGGCTGGGTGGATGCCGTATTCAATGAATGTTGATTCCAAGCACTGCCAGGATCTGACGCGCTTCAAACTCTTGCATTGCTATCAGTGCGGTGATCGTGTCTTCTTCATCCAGAAGGAAAGCACTTAGTGCAGCTGATGCGTCTTGCAGTTCTTTGCTCTGCTCTGCCTTGTTTTTGTAACCGACTTGCAGCTTAGCCAGTTCTTTTTGTAGGCTGGCCAACTCTTCCAGGTCGCCATCGTAGTTCACTAGCTTGCGTGCCAGGCGCTGCGATTGCGTATGCTTTGCCAGGGCCTGTCTGATCTGCTCTAGTTCTGCAATGTTTGAGGTCTTGCTATCTAGCTCTTGGCGTAAGCTGGCCTCGTAGATTTGACGCTCACGCCCCCAACCTTTCCTGCTTCTCTTAGAAGATGAACCGCCACCGCCTGCATCAGTGGGGGTTGCTTTAGATTGAAGGAGCGTTAAAAACACGTTACATCAGCGTTTGCAGGGCATCAATGGTGGCTTGAGTTTCGCTGATCTCGCTATCAAGTCTCAGCACAGCTTCAAGGTCTCCTGACGCCATAGCCGTTGATTTGGCGCTGTTTAGATACGCCAGCTTATTGGCCATCAGGC